GCAAGTTTCAGTAGCTACTTAATAAAAAGCTACATCGTTGAATAAATTCAATTCACATTACAGGCTCTCTTGCACTCTACTTAAATCTAGTATATAAAATATCCACTATACAATTAATAAGAATACTGACGAGTATAGTCGATGGCCTAAAAACAGTATTCGTAAATTTAGGAGGATATAATCATGGCAACAACTACATTCCAAGGTATCGTTAGATCAAATGGCGGTGCTGGAAAAGGAAATGCAACACCAAGTGTTGTAACTTTATCAGAAGTTATTTCATTTGACCCAACTGCAGCTTCTGCAACAAATGTCAGAATTGGAACTTCTTCATCTGCAGGTGAAACTTTTGTTTTACCAACAGGTGCTGTACCGATTTCTTTTATGACTATTGGTGGATCTTCAGGTGGTACTAACCCAACAGTAGATATTGGAACATCAGCAGACGATGATGGTTTCTTTAACGAAGTAGACTGTGATACTAAAGGTACTTTAAAAGGTGCTGATGGTGCATTAGTCGTTGCAGGAGGAATTACTGCAGCATCTACTGTTACAGGTAAAGTTGGTTCATCTGCAGCTACAGGCGGAACAGTAACTGGTGTATTTACATACACAGTCGTTGACGCTGGTAAAGACTCAGTATAATTAATTTAATGTGGGGCTTCGGCCCCACATAAATTTTAAGGAGAAAAATTATGGCAACATCAGATCAACAGTTTTCATGCAGAACTTCTGACGGAAGATTTGGTAGAGCAACAGACGCATCTAGTAATTTTATTGGGCCGGCTAGAATAACTTACATTCAAGCTGAAGGAGTAGCTAACAGTAATATTAAAATTTATGATGGAACAGATGCAACTGGAGCTTTAGTTTATGAAGCTAACTGTGGAACAGAAGGTATAGACGTTTATGTTCCTGGAAGCGGAATTAGATGCAGAACTGGAATATATTTAGATTTAACTAATACTACATCAGTTACTATCGGTTATACTGGCTAGGAGGTTAAATGGCTAACACTACCTCGGGTACAACTACATTCGATAAAACTTTTTCTATTGATGAAATAATAGAAGAATCTTTCGAACGTCTTGGTATTCAAGATGTAACAGGTTATCATTTAAAGTCTTCAAGAAGATCTTTAAATATAATGTTTCAAGAGTGGGGCAACAGAGGCTTACACTATTGGGAAGTTGGTGAGTTAAATTTAGATTTAATCGAAGGACAAGCAGAGTATAAATTTTTTAGATCAAGTGGTGATGGTACAAGTGCTACGTCTACACCAAATGGTGTATACGGAATATCCGATGTCCTTGAAGCACAATTAAGATCTAATAGAACACAGACAACTCAATCAGATAGTCCAATGACAAAAGTTGATAGATCAACTTATGCTGGTTTCTCAAACAAACTTTCAAAAGGTACACCTAATCAATATTGGGTACAAAGACTTATTGATCATGTAAGTATTAGTGTTTATCCAACACCAGATTCGACAAATGCATCTAAAGATATGCATTTTTATTATATAAAAAGAATTCAAGATGTAGGTGATTATACAAATGCAACTGACCTACCATTTAGATTTGTACCGTGTATGGTTTCAGGATTAGCGTATTATTTATCTATGAAATACAATCCACAACTTACACAACAAATGAAACTAGTATATGAAGATGAATTTCAAAGAGCATTACAAGAAGATGGTTCAGCTTCTAGTACATACATTACACCGAAAGCATATTATCCAGGAGCATAATGGCAAAGTACGCAACAGGTAAATACGCAAAAGCAATATCAGATAGATCAGGTATGGAGTTTCCATACAAAGAAATGGTCAGAGAATGGAATGGTGCTTTTGTTCATGTTTCAGAATACGAACCCAAACAACCACAATTAGAACCAAAACCAAATGGAGCAGATTCTATTGCGTTGTTAAATACAAGAACAGATAGAATAGAGCCAGCTACAACAGTAAGACTACCAAACAATCCTTTTGAAACATATCAAGCAGGTTCAGCTATCATAAATGTTTTTGCACCAGGTCATGGTTTAACTGACAGCACAACATACAGATTTAGAGGAGCACCTACAACTTCTCCAGGGACAGGAACTTCCACGAATCCTGTTTTTGCTTACGCTGCAATTCCAAACTTTGATGGTATATCTGGATCTAATGTTGCAAAAGCAGCAGGATATACAATACGAACAGGAAAATATAAAGCTGGTGCAAGAGATGCATCAAATGATTATTTAACTAGCAATTTTTTCTTTTTTACAGTTGATACAAATACTGCTACAAGTGGAAATATAAAAGGAGGAGGTTATGGGTGTTCAGTAGGACCTATAACTATAGAAGCGTAATGAAAAAAATTTGGAATTGGATTAAAAATTTATTTGCACCTAAAACTCAAGATGAACATCTTGAAATGTATGAAGGACCAAGATCTGATAAAGCAGAAAAAATTCATAGAAAACATGGAGGCAAGTCTTAATGGCTTACACTTTAGACAATCTTAGAACTGATATTAGAAACTATACAGAAGTTGATGATAGCGTATTATCAAATACAGTATTAGATACTATTATCAAAAATACAGAAAACAAAATTTACAGAGAAGCTGATTCTGATGACAACAGATTTTATGCAACATCAAACCTACAATCTGGTAACAGATATGTAACTATTCCATCTGATTTAAGATTTATCAGATATGTACAATTAAAAGATGGTTCTGGTAATCAAGTATTTTTAGAAAAAAAAGATACAAGTTACATGGCCGCTTTCTATGACACACCTAGCACAGCATCTGGCTTTCCAAAGTATTATGCTAATTGGGACGCTAATTTTTGGGTAGTTGCACCTACTCCAAACAGCACATTTGAAATAACTTTAGCTTACACAAAACAACCAACTAGTCTTACAGATTCTTCTGTTAGCTCTAGTGGGACTTATGTATCCAATAAATATCAGGATTTACTTTTATATGGATGTCTGGTAGAAGCATATGGATACTTGAAAGGACCTGCAGATATGTTACAATACTATGTGCAGGCTTATCA